GCAGAGGCAGCAAGGGGTTATAATGATGATTTAACTATGGCGTTAGGTATTGGATTGTGGGTTAGAGATACTGCACTTAGATTACAGGGTGAACGAGTGGGTATGAGTAGAAGTGCATTAAATGGATTTCAAAAAAGTGAGTATAATCCAGTTTATACAAACGATGATTTAAGAGTAGATCCGTATCAAATGCAAGTTAATAAAGATGATTTTGAAGACTTGAGATGGTTAATTCGATAAGTTGATATTTATATATTGTATAATAATAGGAAAAAAAGTATGAAGAAAAGTTTTTTATATGAATTTTTTGGTTTACCTTCAAGTAGGAAATCAATAACTATGGAAAATGGTCAAGAAATTGAATTAGGTAAAATATATAGTGGAACTGGGTTCGGTAATATTTCGGAAGAACATTGTGAAGAGTGTGGTGATTATGAAGATGCAGGTGATTATGATGAATATGATGTAGAAAACGAATATGATTATGATGATTTTATTTCTTTTATGAAAACAAAACAAAGAGAAAGAGAAGCATATAACGAATCGGTAATCGAAGAAGCAGAATATCAAGGTAGAAAAGTTCCATTGGGCAAACCAATGAGAGGTGATGTTAAGAAATTTAAAGTTTATGTAAAAAATCCAGCAGGTAATGTTGTTAAAGTAAACTTTGGACACGGTGGAACATCGGCAGCGGCTAAGGGTGAGAAAACAATGAAAATAAGAAAATCTAACCCAAAAGCGAGAAAATCGTTTAGAGCTAGACACAATTGTGATAATCCAGGACCGAGAACAAAAGCAAGATATTGGTCTTGTAGAAAATGGTAAAATAAATTATGGCAGATACTACAATATACGGAAGGCTTAAAAAGCTGTTCTCCACAACCACAATGGTTCGTAGAACAGCAGATGGTAAGATTAAAATAATTGATTTTGATGAAACACAGGCTATCGCTACTAACCTTAGAGATAGATACACTCGTCTTCACTCATCATCAATGAACTCTACTTATGAAAATTATTTAGCATATCAGCAAATAAGACAAGAATTATTTAGAGATTATGATTCAATGGATATGGACCCAATTATCGGTGCAGCATTGGATATTTACGCAGATGAATCAACGGCTAGAAATGAGTATGGTAGAGTGGTAGAAATTAAAACTAACAACGAACAAATAAAAGAATTATTAGATAATTTATTTTATGATGTTCTTAATGTTGATTTCAATTTATGGCCTTGGACAAGAAATTTGGTTAAATATGGTGATTTCTTTTTACATTTAGAAATTGCAGATAAATTGGGTATAATAGGTGTTCAACCATTATCAACTTATGAAATTACAAGAGTAGAAGGATTTGACCCAAATAATTGGCAAGCAGTTAAGTTTGTTCATACTCCATTAGCAACAAAATCTATGTTCGTTGCTGGACAAAAGCAAGAATATGAGAACTATGAAATGGCACACTTTAGATTATTAAGTGATACCAATTTCTTACCTTACGGAAAATCATTCTTAGAAAGTGCAAGAAGATTGTGGAAACAATTATCTTTAATGGAAGATGCTATGATTATTCATAGAATTGTTAGAGCACCACAAAAGAGAATTTTTAAGATAGATGTAGGTGGTATTCCACCAAATGAAGTTGATCAGTATGTTCAAAGAATTATCAACAAATCTAAAAAAACTCCATACGTTAACTCTACGACTGGTGAATATAACTTAAAGTATAATATTCAAAACTTAATGGAAGATTTCTATTTACCTGTTAGAGGTAGTGATAGTGGAACTGAAATTACAAACTTAGATGGATTAGAGTATTCACCTATTGAGGATATTGATTACTTAAAGAATAAAATGTTTGCAGCTTTAAAAATACCTAAACAACATTTAGGATATATTGAAGATGGTAACTCAAAAGCAACATTAGCCGGACAAGATATGAGATTTGCAAAAACAATCGAAAGATTACAAAGAATTGTAGTTGATGGATTAGAAAAGATTGCAATCGCCCATTTATACGCACAAGGTATTGATGATACGGAATTAACTAATTTTGAATTAAGTTTAACAGTACCATCAGTAATATACGAACAAGAAAAAGTAAATCTTTGGACAGCTAAAATTGAATTAATCCAAAAAATGGATCAATTAAAGATTATATCTAAAGATTGGATGTATAAAAATATTCTTAATTTTACATTTGAAGAAGCAGAATTACAAAGAGAAGCATTAAAAGATGATGCTAAATTAACATTTGTATTAAATAACTTAGAACAAACCGGAACAGAAAAACCACAAGAGCAACAAGGTATGTTAGGACAACAACCTGAATTGGGTACTGATGAAGAAGGTAATCCTATGGATGTTCAACAAGGTGAGGAACAACCAGAAGAAGAACCACAACCAGAAGGACAACCTTTAGATATTGAAGATCAACTTTCTTCATTAGAAAAAGAATTGGGAATGGATGGTGAAGTAGAAGAAAGTGCAAAACCAGTTGGAAGACCATCATCTCATACTACTTATGGAAAGGATAAATCACCATTTGGTAGAGATCCGTTGGGTAAAAAAGACTGGAGAAATCAAAGTAAAAACGAAAATTTTATTGATATGATTAAAAAATCTATCAAAAAAGATGGAAAACAGATAATAAGAGAAGGAAATTCAATGATGGATGAACAAAATATCATAGAAAATTAGTTCTTATTTTAAGAGTATATATTTATAAATGGAACAATGTATATAAATGAAACAAATTAAACATTCAAAATTTAGAAACACAGGCTTCCTTTTCGAATTGCTTGTAAGACAAGTGACCTCAGATATTTTAAATAATAGAAAAGGTATCGCAGAAGGATTATTAAAAAAGTATTTTAATTCAAAGACAGAATTGTCTAATGAATTGAAACTTTATCAATTTATTGTATCTGAAAAATATAATAGTGAGAATAGAGCTGAAAAGTTTGTAGATGCAGTAATTGACAGTAGAGCTAAATTAGACGAAAAGAAAATCTTGAAAGAGAAATATAATCTAATTAAAGAGATTAAAGATAATTACTCTATTGATGAGTTTTTACGTTCTCAAATACCAAACTATAAGGTATTAGCATCAGTATATAAAATATTTGAATATAAGGTTAATACTGAACAAAATTACGATCCAAAAGATTTTATTAATACAAAATATGCATTAGTAGAACATTTAACTGGAAAGGCTATTAATACAAAAGCAATTACCGAATCAACAATTGAAACTCAACTTAAAAAAGAAGATGAAGAAATTCGTTTGTTGACTTATAATGTATTAATTGAAAACTTTAATAAGAAATACACAAATCTTAATGAACAACAAAAAGGTTTATTAAAAGAATATATCAATTCATTTACTAATTCTGACAACTTAAAAAAATATGTTGTTAATGAAGTAAAAGTATTGGTTAAAGATTTTAAACAAATTGGTACTAAAATAACCGATAAAGTTACAAAAATTAAATTAGCAGAAACAATTAACCAATTATCAAAAATAGTTAGTAGTAGTAAAATCAAAGATAATCATATCACATCGTTAATTATGTGTTATGAATTACAAAAGGAGTTAAAGGATGTCAAATCAACTATCCGAAGAACAACTATCTAAACTGAAAGAAACTATTCGTAAAAGAATTAGAGAATTTACAGGAACTGCAAATGTAGCAGGATATGATACTCCACATGCTTTTGGTAAAAATACTAAAGGTGATAAAGAACGTAAGGTTAAATCTACTGGCGACGGTTTTGAATTAGCAGAAAATCGTTGGTTAGAATTAAAAAGAGATGAGACAAGAACTCCATCTCAAAAAGTTTCACATGGTATTAGAGAATTAAAAAATCAATTAGCAGAAATTGAAAAATTTGTTGGTTGGTATAATAGATTAAGAAGTGAAAACAATTTAGGGAAACATGATTTCTTTAAAAGAACTAATACAAATATTTATAGAATCAAAGAAAGAATTATAAAAATAGCTAACTCTATTCAAGAAATTGATAAATCTGAAAATGAGGAAAGTATAGAGGAAGTTGATTCTAAAAAAGCAGGAGCATTAGAAAAATACGCAGTTACAGCTACACCAAAAGGTAGTAATCCTAATGCAAAGAGAGTAACATTAACAAAACCAGCACCTAAAGCAACTGCACAAACACAAGCAGCTAGTTTTAGAAAGATGGATAAATATCAAACAATTAGATTAAAAAAGGCATAAAATGATAAGATTAACTTCATTGGTATCACCACAAGTATTGGGAAAACCAGTAAATTCAAAAACTTCAGTAGTTAAAGAAAACGAAGAACCTGAACAAAATGTAGCTAACGGATTACCTCAAACTCAGGGTGATGATAAAATCACTATGACTAGAGAATCTTTAAAAAATATAGTTAGAGAAGTAATGAAAGAGGAAGGTGAGTATCAAAAAATATTTCATAAATTATTGAATAAATTTGGTGTAAACTCTCCGGCAGATTTAAGTGATGAACAAAAGAAAAAATTCTTTAGTTTAGCTAAGGGTGTTCAAACTGAATTAAAAGAAAGAATGAAAATCAAAGAAGCAGAATTAACTGGAAACCAATCTAAATTAGATATGGATAAAGATGGTGATATCGAAGCAGATGATTTAGCTAAATTAAGAGCTAGTAAAAACGAATCAAACGATGGTGATAGAAGCATTGGAACACCAACAAAACAAGAAACTGATTTAAAGGGTGATATTGAAAAATTAAAATCAAATATGCAAGTTATGACAAAAAACGGTGAATATTTTAAAAAAGCACAACGTGTGATGGCTGGATATCAAAAGGAATTAGTGGCAGCTACAAAAAGAAGACAAGAAACTGACAAAAAAAGAGCAGCTAATAAAAAATAATTAGAGAATAGTATATGTTGTTAAAGAAAGGTGATAATAACGAAAACGTAAAGTTAATGCAACAAAAGTTGGGTATCGAACCAGCTGTTACTAACTTTGGTCCAAAAACAGAAGCTGCAGTAAAAGCTTGGCAAGCTGCACATGGTTTGGATGCTGACGGAATAGTTGGTGATAAAACATGGGCAATGATTATGGCAGAAGGACAATCAGTTCCTGCTCCTGTTCAAACTCCAATAGCACCTATTGCTGGTTTAAAATTAGACAAACTAAAAGGACATATTCCAGATGCAGTAATCTCTATGATTCCTGATACGGCAGCTAAGTTCCAAATTAATACTCCATTAAGATTAGCACACTTCTTAGCACAATGTGGACATGAAAGTGGTGGATTCCGTTTAACACAAGAAAACTTAAACTATTCAGCAAAAGGTTTGAATGGTATCTTTAAAAAATATTTCCCAACAGAAGCAGCTGCAGCACCTTATAATAGAAACCCACAAAAGATTGCAAATAAAGTGTATTCTAATAGAATGGGTAACGGAACTGAAGCAAGTGGTGATGGATATAAGTTTAGAGGTAGAGGATATATCCAATTGACCGGTAAAGATAACTACACCGCATTTGGTAAATCTATTGGAATTGATATGACTGTTAATCCAGATTTAGTAGCATCTCAATACGCATTATTATCAGCAGCATGGTTCTTTACCAAAAACGGATTACATAAGATGGCTGATGAAGGAGCAAGTGATACAGTTGTAACAAAAATTACTAAAAGAGTAAATGGTGGAACAATTGGATTAGCAGATAGAATAAAACATTTTAAAGAATATTATCACTTATTATCATAGTATGGCAAAGAATTTAATTATAGAACATAACTTATTTGAAGGAAAAATTAAGGAAGACCAAAATGGTAAATTCTTAGTTAAGGGAGTACTTCAAAGAGCAGATGCAGCAAATCAAAACAATCGTATTTATCCAATGCATATTTTGCAGAGAGAATCTAAGAAATACGAAACCCTAATCAAAGAAAGAAGAGCATTGGGTGAATTAGACCATCCAGAATCTACGGTGATTAACTTAAAGAATGTATCTCATAATATTGTAGAAATGTATTGGGAAGATAAAGATTTATGTGGGGTAGTAGAAGTATTATCAACACCAGCAGGAAATATCTTAAAAGAGTTATTCAAACATAA